GCTCGGATGAGTGATAAAGTACCCTTATGTGACCCCTATTTCTGGGAAAATCCACGTGTCTTAGCCGGTTCAGCCTGGCTACGGAGATGGACTGAAAATTTCGATAGTCGGTGCGCAAGTGATATTACAAATGAAGTGGCAGCCGTATACCTGTTCTTTTTTCTCGTAACGTCTATTCTTGCCATTGGTCTTTCCCAGCCTTATATTCTGCCGATTGGTCTTCTTGTTGCGACATTGTATCTTGCGCCCGCACTCTGGGCTTTATATACACTGCCTTCATGTGCTAAGCCGACTGAGGCGACTAAAAAGGTAGAAGAAGGGTTTGAACCAACAGGTCGTGTAGAACCGACGCCTGTAGAAACTGTGCCAACGGCACGCAATCCGTTCATGAACGTGCTCATTGATGAGATCAAATACAATCCAACTAGACCGCCTGCCAAGTATATCGGTGACCCCGATGTACAGGGCTCACTGGACTCTTTCTTCCGCGTTCAGTGGTCAAGCGATCCCACCGACGTCTTTGGAAAGACACAGAGCCAGCGCGAGTTTATCACAATGCCGAGCACGAGTGTGCCGAATGACCGCGGATCATTCCAGGATTGGCTATACAAGATACCTGGAAAGACATGTAAAGAGGGAGGAAGAGAGGCATGCTACCCTGGAACCGATGGCGCCGCACTGCCTTGGTTGAATAACTAGATGAGGTAAAAAATCATTTACAAAATGGATTAAATCCCGTTTGTAAATAATATCAGAATTTGTTTCAATTATATAATTCTTTACATGTATTTGCGTTGTAATTGGTGCGAATCATACAGGCTCTGTACTGATTTGATAAGTGATAACATGATGTTTCAGTTCCATTGAGTCTATTTGCTTCAAGGCATTGCTCATAGTCATTATTTACAGTAGGACTAGGACTAGGACTAGGACCAAGACCAGAGCCAAATATACTTCGTACAAGAGAGCTGCCCAGACCAAATCCAACACCCGAGCCTAGACCTGATGTCATGCTCTCAACAAGTGTGCTGCCAAGACTGGGACTGTTCTTTGTAGGCATAGCAGCTGGAACGGCAGGTGCAAGTGGAGATACTGGGTGTACAGTATTCTTCCTAGTGATAGACGTAGAGTTCCGAGGCATTTTCTACTTATCTGCGAAGTTTTTGTGTCTTCAATTTTCCATTCTTACATCTGAAGCTGCGCAGAGTTCTTCCGCGACTTTGTAGAACGGATTTCACGCAAATGGCAATTGCGGCAGACTCTCTTGCTGCCGCGCCTCGTTGTCCCGGTCGTAGTTTCACAGATCTACGAACGTTCTTAATACATTTACAAAAACGATTCACCAGCTTTTCTTTTGCCATTCCTATTTTTATAAAACATTATTTAGGGTAGATAGTCAGAGATGCAAGTCAATCGTCTTACACATTCCAGGGATGACCTCTGTGGAATTGATCAATATTTTAAGCAGTCTGTCGGTCCTGGTGACTACACAATCAGAAATCTTGTCCCCGACGCCGCAAAGGTAAACCCGCTCTCCGTGGAGCAGCACCTTATCTATCCGCGCGAGGGATTCGGCTTGAATAACAAGCAGATTGATGCTGATTCTATCCTGAGAAATCAGCCCGAGTTCAAGAACAACCGCTGTATCGTACGGTCACAGGCGCGCCCCTTCCTTACGGTTCCCTACATGGGCACTGGGCGTGGTAACCCGGATGTTGAGAGCCTCCTCATGCACTCGGAGATGGTTCGCCAGGGCAAGGAGTGCGGCACGATCTCAGAGGAGACGTTTGATGGTCAGTTCACGCCGCTTATCCAGAGCATCAAGGACAACATCCAGAAGCCGTCACACTTAGTACCTGAGGTCGCTGCGAATGGCTGGATCCGCGGCGGCATCCCGTCAAGAGCCTACCTCCGTGATGTTAATTGCTAAACAATACTACATAATTTTCGTAAGTAGCCATTAGAATGGTTGATTACGGCGCTGTCTTACAGCATCCCTTTGAAAAGGATGAAAATCCCCAACGGTATAATCAAACCCCGTTTGCCTATGTGTCACCACGTCCTGCTCGTGTAATTCTTGGTCTCTATGGCGGCAATGAGGTCTCATTGCCGAGTGGAAACATGGTTGACGTTGAGTCCGACTTACTCGGTATCACGCGTCCCAATACATGGGGACCGCATAGACAACACCAGCCGCCGACTGGACCGCGATTGCTCCAGGGACAGGTGATTGAGCGCAAGAATCCCAAGACGAATCTTACAATCAATGTGGAGCCAAAACATTTACCTACGATTCAACCGTGGGCATATCCTGCTGTCTCGGCGCCACTTCCTCTACAGCGGGAGTCATGTGCTCAGCCGCATAAATATTAGATCTAGTAGAAGCATGACTACGGTCCAGATCAAACAAACAAATCTTACACGCCCTCGATGGGATGATTTTCATCACGCCGATGATATGCGTATCACAAGCTATGCTGCTCGTTATTATTTGACGCCGCCCAATATTAATTGCCCTACATCCTTCCCGGTAGAAGCGACTACGCGGATTCAGGGGAGCGGTGCTAGTTGGGTATCAGGACAGTGGCGCACGGATGTAGAGAGCGATTTGAAGAATATTAATCGTTTTGGTAGTCGCATTAAGTGTGACGCAGATCTGTACAATCCCGATACAAACAAGATGAATCAGACTTTCTATGAATCGCCACCCGATGAGAGCTTTCCGAAGTCATTCCAGAAATTAGTAAACCCTCCGTGTACATTACGGGCAACGGGATGGAATCGCTGGGTCCCGCTCCCTCATCAGCCGCAAGTCTCTTATGAGACGCCCTTTGACTTCTTCATTCCTTCTCGTGATTTGGACAAGGAACGCTGCAAAACACACTAGACAACTCTTCTTGAATTTCAAGCGACAGTTGTTTAAAAAAGAAACGGCATGCCGCTCAGATTGATTTTTTTAAAAATCAATCTTCACGGTAGTATGGAAGTCGCTGCTCTGCTTGGTCTCATCGGCGTTGGCTATGGGGTTGCTAAACTGAGCGAACCTTCAAAAAAGACGGGCTCCCCTGTCGCACAGATACCAGGAGCAACACAGCCGAAAGTAAATGAAGGATTTACAAATAATCGCCCCATGGGTGCCGCCGCCCGTGGCTTTGCTTCTGATCTGGATCAGATGTACAAGCTGCCAAGTGGACAAGTCTACCCGAGTGAGCCGGTCCCTGGTCCCCACGGAAATGCTTTTGGGTATGCCACAGAGAAACCGCCTATTGCCCCTCGGGTCAACTTCAATGATATTTCACCTGCCCCCGAGAATATTGAGGCTGCCAGGGCTACAGTCGCCGCAAATCCGCCTGGTGTTGAACAAGAGCCGTTCTATGATGGTGGGAGCGACTTCGTTGTCAGCCCGCTGACCGGACAGCGCATGCCGTCAAGTGAATTCAAGCACAACAACATGGTACCTTTCTTCGGAGGTCGTGTAAAGCAGAACGTCGCCGCGAACACGAATAGTTCTCTCCTAGATAGTTTTACAGGCTCGGGCATTGATCAGATCAAGAAAAAGGAGGTTGAGACCATGTTTAACACGGCTCAGACACCTTTCGGGAATCCTTATGGTTTAGAGGCGAATGCGGACTTTCTCAAGGACCGCATCAATGCGCCCAGAAATCGTGCGGGTGAGCGTCCGTTTGAGCCGACTCGTGTCGGTGCCGCCTTGGGTGAAGAGTATGGTGTCACTGGAAAGGGCGGTTTCCAGCAAATGGAGGTCAATGAAATCATGAGAAAGGCTATGCCGACGACTGATAAGCTACGCGTGGCAGATAATCCTAAGTTGACATACAAGACACCCGTCGTACCTGGACAGCGCTTCATTACCTCCAGTCCTGAAAATCCTGGTGAAATCAGAAAGTACCGCCCCGATACGTTCTACATTGATGACACGGGCGAGCGCTTTATTGGTGCATTCTCTGAGGAGTCACAGAAAGAGACATCAAGACCGATCCAGACGATGAAGCATGTGACGCGCCCCGAGACGACATCCGAATTTATTGGACCTGCGCAAGCCCAGGACTACAATGAGTCCTATGTGACAGGTGCCTACAGAACACCGATGGCGCAGCAATATGGTGGTGCTGGTTTCCGTAACGCGAACATGAACGAGTATTACACGAATAATCCTGACTCGGCTGAGGCGGACTATGGTAGATCCTCCATTGAAATGCGCCCGAACGAGCGCAGCGCAACCTCCGAGAGAACAATGGGCTTGAACTTGTCCCCTGCGGACACGGGTCAGGTGGCGATCCACTACGAGGATGACGCGCGCCCTACACGCCGCGGCGAGACGGTGGGTAACATCCGCCAGTCAGGCACGGCGACGGGCTATGCGAACGGTGCCCCGTCTATTACGGTCTGGGATCCGATGGATGTGGCGCGCACGACAGTCAAGGAGACGACTATTGAATGGGGCTACATGGGCGCTGCTGGCTCAGCAGATGCGCCCACGAAGCTCAAGGTGTACGATCCCGATGATATTGCGAAGCCTACGCAGAAGTCACAGTTGTCGGCGAAGTCCGAGTATTTCGGTGGTGGCAATTCAGTCAACAAGGATTTTACCAGCCATGACGCCGCCTACAACATGCGCACGAACCCGAATAAGGAGCAGATCGCCAAGGGACGCAAGCCGATCGCGGGCAACGGCAACATTGGGGTATTTACGGGCGAAAAGAATGGTGTCACCTACAAGAAACTGGATGCGGACATCATCAACGACCGAGCCTTGGCTGCCCAGGACATGGTTGGTCTGCCGCCTGGCGCGGGTGACATTGGGCGCGTCAAGTACCGCCTTCCTCTTAAACAGGATGTCTTGTCTGAGCGCAACGATCGTGCGTTCGTGGCGTCAGTTGAAGACAACCCTCTTAACCAGAGTCTGCGGAAGAACGCAGAACTTGACCTTCAGGCGCTTGGTTTAGCGCACTGAATGAACTTGGTTAAAGACTCTGAACTAGAATAACTAATGACTACACAGATCCGCCCTGCCTGGATTTTACATGGTCCTGCTGGAACAGGTAAAACACAGTGGATACAACAAGAAGCAAAACAACGGTCCTGGCGTCTTTTTCGCTGGAATGTACGCAATGATCGCAGCTTGCGTGAAGGTCGCGAAATCCTACACAGTCAGGTCAGGTCGCAGGAAAAGACCTGTATTTGGATTGAGGGTGCGGACGATTTGACGCAGGAATCACAAGCATTTTTGCGCCGTATTCTTGATACAAGATCACAGGATGTACAGTGTGTACTGGAAGTGCGCGATATTTGGAAGTTGTCGTCGCCGATCCTATCGCGCTGTGTCATCAAGACACTTCCGAATGAAACATCATTCCGCAGAACCATGATCGAAGGAAAGGCGCGGGAACTCGGTCTCTGGCAGCCCGTTGACCTGCCGACGAATGTACTGTCACTAGAAGCAGTTGATGAATATAAACGTGCTGGTGGTGACCCAATGATCTACATGAAACGACTCGTACAGTTGTATCCCAAGCATCAGGCAGTAAGAGAAAGTCTACGGCGTTCTTTGGCGGGATATTCTCTTTGGGCACAAATTGCCTGGCTGGTCTGTTTATTGCGTTCAGAAAGAACAATATAAGAAAGCCTTTTTCATCAGACAGATATGGATATACAGGAAGGAATTGATGTATATAGTACGGCAAAAAGCGAATATACACAACAATTATGTGTTTTTTTGATACCAGCACTCCTTACCTATTTCCTAAGTTTGCTCGATGAGGCGAAGGAGAAGGAGAAGGATCTCAAGAGAGTTCTCTGGACATTTCAGAATTTATTGAAGGATATTCCTGAGTGGAATACGGATAAAGTTCTCAGAGAAACAGAACTTATTCAGACGAACACAAAGTGCGATTATCTGGAGGAACTCTTGACAGCTGTTTTTGTTGCACACACGAAGGTTCTTTCAGCCATTCGCATCAATAGCAAGAACAAGAAACTCCAGATCACAATTCCCAAGGTAGATCATTTCTTACATAGGACGCTGTCGGAGTGTGCACGGAGCTTGTGGTCAAATGCCTACATGTTTTCTGAGCAGGCAACTTCTGTAGATCGTCAGAAGAATCTACGGCAGGTTGAACAGTTGATCCATCAGGCGATCTTACAGTCAATACGTGGAATGTTGCCAGTGAAGAACATTCTCAAGGAGTATTTGACGGATGATGGCGACGATAAGGATGACAAGGAAGAGGCTACCGAGGAGGAAGCTCAGAAAGAGCCTGAGGTCAAAGAGAAGCAGGGACTTGTCGTTGAGAAACAGCCCGCTGAAGAGTCTCCCATCAAACTTGAAGACTTGTCGGGAGCTGTTACATCCGTGCCAGAGCCAGAACCAGTTGTTGAAGTAAAAGCACCTGAGCCCGAGCCTGTAAAAGTAGAGCCTCCGCCGCAAGTCATCGTTGTCGACACAGAGCAAAGTGTAAAATTCACCGATCACGACACTGTCTTTGACTCGGAAAACCCCAACGAACATACAATCAGCATGAAGGAGTACAAGGAGGAATCTGATCTCGCCTCAGTATCAGCCATTGATATCTTAGAGCCTGTAGGTGCGCTTGATGAGTTTGAGGATCTTGAGAAGCCTGCGGAACAAAACATGGCAATGGATGACTTTGAAAGTCTGGCGTAGTTCCTTTAAATCTTTTTTCCCCCTTGCTCGCAGAGATTCTTCCCGGATGAACCCACAATTTTGGATGGCAATAGCGATCGGTGGTCTTTTTATTGCGATTTTAGGGAGTGTAGCCGAATATATGCGTGAAAAGGAATTGCCGAAGGCGAAGGGCGTTGTTCGCGATTTCTTGATTGGTAGTATATTGACTTCGCTCATTTTTCAGTTTAGTCCTGACTCGGTTACTGACATTGTAAATGGTATGCCGACGTTCTCAGTGCCGTCCTTTTCAGGTGGTGCGATGGAGCCTGAACTTCAGGTAGGTGTACCTAAGTTCTAATGTACAAGTAAGAATGCCTGTAAAGCAGACACGAAAAAACAAAAAACTCCCCAATGCTGAACTACAAGTTCTCTGGACTGGACCGCCCCTGGGTCCCCTTGAGAAACTCTCATTGGCTTCTTTTATTGCACACGGTCATCCTGTGATTCTGTACACCTACAATCCCATTGATGAGATCAAGAAGCAGATCCCCCCTTCCATTCGCCATGGAATCAAAGTCGTTGACGGCAACAAGATTCTTGATCGTGGCAAACAGTTCAAATTTGAAGGGCGAAACAAGGCGTATGAATTTCTCCCCTTCAGTGATCTGTTTCGTTTTACAATGCTTCACAAAAAGGGCGGGCGCTGGATTGACCTTGACATGACACTCATCAAGCCGATACCGAAGAAAGTCATTCAAGCCAAGTACGCCTTCAGCAGCGAACGTACAATTCAAAAAGGCGCCTACAAGCAAAAAACCCCTGAAATCCCTGATATTGGATATGTACAGGTGCCCGGTCCTGGCTCTGAACTTACAACCTGGATGCTGGACAATGTCCCCGACACCACAAGTCTGAAAACTCCTTTTGACTTCATGAATTTGTACAGAAAGGCACTTGTTGAACTCAGTCTTGAAAAGTATGTTCTTCCCGCGAAGGCATTTTTACCGTTGAATTGGTGGGATGTGAAGGAAGCGTTTGAAGAGGAGCAAAAATGTTTTCCAGCCAAATATGGACAGAAGGCATTTTGTAAATCGGATCTGGTTCCAGCGGACGTGTATGCAATTCATTGGTTCCGCGCGATCCTAAGAAAGAGGAAACTCCCTTTTGATACCGCCGAGTATGAGCCTGACTCTCTCTGGGGCGTAGTTCTCAAGGAAATTGAGAAAAAGACACAAATGTCAAATAGCGATTTGTTTTAAAAAATTGATAAAAAGCCTGGAATCAGTAAGTTGTACCTAATAAAATGAGCCTTATTGATGAATATAACTCTAGCTCCTCAGAACTACATGGATTCACACTTGGGTTCTGCAACTTCTTTGCGCAGTTTACGCATAAATTTATTGATGGTGCTGGTGGATATGGTGAGCCAAATGCGTTCTTTTGGAATGGTAAAATGCTCACATACCATAATTATGGACATCTACTTGATTTTGTGAGAGAGCAGCTTATCTGGATTTATTCAGAAGAAATTCAGAAACAAGCAAAGGCAAATCCTCGTAAGCTCAAGGAAGAGTGTCAACGACGTATTAACTTCTTTGTATTGAAACTTCAAGAAAAAGTTGGATCTGGATATGATGGAAAGGCACACTTTTATCTACGAGATATTCGTAATTCAGCCTTTCTGTGTTTAAAAACATAAGTGTCTAGCAAAACAGATTGTACACCTTCGCCTTACCAACGCTATTTTTTGACGTGCGGAAACGATCAAAAATGGGGCGAGTAATCTGCTCGGAAGGAACCGCTTCATGTACCTTTGCCGCGATCACTTTGTAAAGATCAAAGTCGGGATATCTCTCCTTTCCATTCGGCTCCATCATCACATTGCGCCCATCTTCATCAATCATCCACGACCACAGCAAATTGTACAAATCGGATTCAGTTTCTCTGACCTTGAGACCAGGCTCTGCGCTCAAGATCATGGCTCCTTTCTTAATCAGCGGCTCAACCGGGAATAAGCCCTCGAATAGACTCACAGCCAATCTACATAAGTCAAATGAGGGATTGGGATGTACCTCGGGACTGAAATCGTCTATCTTGAGTGGACCGAAATTGTACTGGTCTGCGGCGTCATTTCCTTCGCTGAAATCGTCGCTACAGAAGAGCTTTTTGTTAATCCAAAAAATGGCACGACCGAAGTCAATAATGCGGAATAATTTGCCGTGTGTCGGCACTTTCCATGTTGTTCCATCACGGGAACGGTAGAAGAGGAACTTGATATCAGTCTTTATCCACACAATGTTATTGGTATGTAAGTCATTGTGTGAGAAACCAAACATGGCTTGAACAACACAGAGGGCAGAGATGATCTGAAAGACCCAAGCAAGCCAGATTTCATCCCACTTTTTTGTGCCAGGTTTTGCACCGACTTCGTCAAAATTCTCTAGAAGGCTGTCCATTGTTCCCTCGCTTGATTCTGTGAAGAGAAGCATGACAGGAAAGTTGTTAATTTTGGCAAGGACATTGAGGGACTCGTCCTCGCTGTCATCATCCCCTGCTTCGCTTTCATCTTCATCATCCCCTGCTTCGCTTGCATCTTCATCATCTCCTGTTTCGCTTGCATCCTTGTCCTTATCATCCTTATACGAGACGCTTTCCATTGAGGTTGTACTAAGAGATTCAAGTTCTACGGCGGCGGCAGTGACCGGTCCGCCGAGGCTTTCCAACTCTTCCGTTTCATTGTCCGCATCCGAAGTCGTTTCTGAATGAAGCGTAGACGGTGGCTCAAAAATAGCCTCCAGGACTTCTTGCTCCAGACTCTCCTCGTTATCTACACTCAATTCAAAAATGCCGTTCTCCTGGTGATCCCAGAACCATCTGCAGTGGCGATAACTGGCGAATACATCGGAAATATTGTAAGAATATGTGTCTGAAATACCGCGAAATGCTCCGTAAAAATAATGAAAATGTGGGCTGATATCTCCCTCTCGTAATTTTGAGAGGCTGTATGAAGCTACGGCTTCCACATATGCCTGATTCATGGAATTATTCAACTTCTCCTTGATTTTCTCATTTGGCGCCGCCTTGAAAAAGGAAACAGCTCCACTGAGATCTTCAACTTCATATTTTCCTCTTAGCCACGAAATGGGATCCAACAAGTGAGTAACTTTCATAAATCCAGAAATGTCTTGAATCTCAACTTCAGACTTATTTACATTTTTCTCTACGGTAAGATTCATGGCTCCGCTTCTTGAAAGTCCGGAGGCGCCAATAATTCGGAATCGCTGATCCATGTGAACATCTCCCTTTTCTTCAAGATGTCCGGAGAGATCATATAAATGAAGGAGCCCGGGATGAAGGCGGTGGAGTTCTTTGAACGAATCCAACTTCAGAGGTCTCTCTTTTAGAAAAAACTTGGGATGGGGGATTTGAATTCCGCCTGTGAGCATTTCTTTGTTCTTGATTATCGTGTGAAAAGCAAAACTCGTGTATGCCGCACTTTTTTTCTATTAGCATACGGTAACAAAAGACTATGGCTGCCTCAGCATCTATGAATGTTTCTCTGCGAAAGTTCGATATGAAGAAGATCCCCCAGGACGCTGTTGCCATTTTTATTGGGCGTCGCCGTACAGGTAAGTCCACTCTTGTGCGTGACTTGCTCTATAATCACCAGAATATGCCTCTAGGAACAGTTATCAGCGGTACGGAAGAATCAAACTCCTTCTATGGCAAGATGATTCCACCTCTCTTCATTCACGGTGAATACAGTCCTATTATCTTGTCAAATTTCGTGAAAAGACAAAAGATGATGATGGCGCGAATTATGAAAGAGCAGGCGGCAGGACAGATGACCTCGCGTATTGACCCGAGATCATTTATGATTCTGGATGACTGTATGTATGACGATAGTTGGACACACGACAAAAATATTCGCTACCTGTTCATGAACGGTCGTTGGTTGAAGGTGTTCTTCCTTATCACTATGCAGTACCCCCTGGGCATCCAGCCTGCTCTTCGTACCAACGTTGACTATGTCTTTATCTTGCGTGAACCATATTTTACAAACAGAAAACGCATTTTTGATAACTACGGCTCTGCTTTTCCGTCGTTTGAGTTCTTCTGTCAGATCATGGATCAGTGTACACAGAATTATGAGTGCCTTGTCATTGACAACACCAGTCAGAGCAATAAGATGGAGGACTGTATTTTCTGGTACAAGGCTGAGATGCACCCTGATTTCCGCATTGGTGCACCTGAATTTTGGGCACACTCGGCTGCGCATTTTAAGGAGAAGGACGAAGATGGAATCAATGAGTATGATCCTAATGCCGCACGGAAGTTGAAGGGACCTGCGATCAGTGTAAAGAAATTTCCCGGACAGAATTAGAAGATATGAGAAAAGTAATCATACAGAGTGTCATCATATTATTCATTGCATGCGCCCTTTTAGGGATGGATCGTATTTTTAGAATCAATGAAGGATTTCTTGGCGAACAGTGCGGCGTTGGTATGCCCTCGTGTGGAAATCAGCCTGCGGAAAAATGCTTCAATGGGTATTGTGAGGAGAATCGCACGGTTCTTCTTCCGAGAGACACAGGGTTGCCCGTTTTTCCTTGAGTCTTTATAGAATGGCTCGCCCTTATGGATTAGTAATGTTGGTCATGGTACTTTTGGCTGTTTTGATTGTTGTTCCTCTCTTAAAGACGCTCTTTCCGGCTGCGTTTCCGTATGAGGGATTCCGCGATCTGGATTGCGCGGGTGTGAGCTGCCCTGAGGGACAGTTCTGCCAGCAAAACAAGTGTATTCCTGTCTTTGTACAGTAAGTACGACAGTAATTGCGGCAGTAATTGCTGTCGTAATTGTAACATTATTTTTTAAGCATGTACTACATGATTAAAAAATTCTTTGGTATTGGCGGGGAGTCCCGTTGCTTAGACACAGTGTCTAGAATGAGCTAACCGAAGAGGTGGCATATATACATTTACTCCTTGTTCTGTGTCTGTAACTTTCTCTCGATGGCGAGATCGGCAGGACCTGATGAGGAGAACATACCCGCAAAGGCTGATGCGCCGGTTCCGAGTGAGGGGACCGCATCCTCCTTCGGCGCGCCACTTACAACATTCATCGTTACACCCACATCCTCGGGAACGCCATCATCGGAGAAGACCTTCTTCTTCTCGGGGCGGCGGGACTCGCGCTGCTCCTTCTGGAACGCCTCACGTGCCTCCTCGTTCTCCTTGTACTTCTTCATAAGTGTATTCAGCTGGTCCTCGGCGTACTCCTGCTCGGAGACCTCGTGGGGGCTGGGATCCCACGGTAGCCACTTGCCCACCTCGGCAACGTAGATATTATGAAGAGGATCGGTGCGCTGAAGCTTCTTGGCGCGCATCTCAGCCTCCTTCTTGTCGCTGTACGCGCCGCGGATCTTAAGACCACGGATCGTCGTCTGGAAGTTGTTCTGGGCATAGAACTCGTCCTCTAACTTAGTCTTGTTCTTGAAGAGGAAATCATCAAACTCATCGTTCAGCTTGGACTGAACGAGATCCTTCTGGTTTTCCTTGACGAACTCCTGGAGATCCTTGAGTGTGCCATCAACGCGCATTTGGGCGCCCCGACACAGTGTCGCCGCACCACTGAGATCAACCTTCTCAAAGTCAGCCGCCTGCTTCTCCAACTGGTCATTAAAATCCTTGATCTTACCGACCAGGAACTTCTCCATACTCTGAGTGCGCATCTGGAATTCATACTGCTTCAGAAAGACTGTGAAAAAGAATGTATCCTTCCGGCTTAATACTTTCTCGGGACTCAGGAAACTCAAAAGAGCCCAACGTTGGCTCGGAATCTCCGGATCCTCAGTCAAGAAATCTTCACGCTCTGCTGCCATTCTTCTTTACAGTTGTAAATCCTTTATCTTTAGATTCCGCATTAAATTTTCTTTTTACTGAATATAGACTAAATATGGACGTCGCTGAAGTTATCAACCGTGCGATCAAATACCTCATTGAGGGTCTCGTTGTTGCGGGCGCCGCGCTTTTTATCCCCCGGAAGACGCTGCCGGTTGACGAGATCGCCACGCTGGCGCTCGTTGCCGCCGCGGTCTTCGCGGTCCTTGACCTGGTCTCCCCGTCCATCGGCGTGACGGCTCGCCAGGGCGCTGGCTTCGGTATCGGTGCAAATCTTGTAGGGTTTCCTAGAGGTTTGTAAATAGAGTTTAGTAAAACGCATTTTGATTGTAACTTGTAGATACAATCAAATGCTCACATTTACCTATGTTCTTGTTGCTATTGTCGTTATTATGGGTGTTTCACTTCTTATAAAGGAAGGCTTTACAAGTCCTGGCACAATGGTTCAACTAGAATCTACACATGTGCCGACAGAAGAGGAGTACTATTATTATAGATTCATGTATCCGAGAACTGTGAGAAAGGAGATAACAGAGATGACAGGAGGTGATCCTGGACCGCTTTTTCCGATGCGATTTTAATTATTATGAATAAATAAATGGCAACGCCTGAAGAAGTAAGAAAACTTCAAGTTGCCGCATTAATGGCATCTATAGAAGTTTCAAATCATCTAAGTGGAATTATTGGTGAAAAGGTTGCGAAGGTACTTCGTTCTACAATCATACGTCTTAATAAAATACCTAGTACTGATGCTGAATTCACCGCCCTACTTACACAAGTACTAGCCGCTACGCGATCTGTCATTGAAAAGCTATCGTTAGGTGTAGCTCAGCAGCTTAGACCAGACGAAGTAGGTCAATTTCGTGCTAAAGCTCTTGTTGATGCTGAAGCTGCTGTTAGACAAATTATTCCTAAAATATTTCCTTCTCCATTTAATCCTGCTGGGGCAGTTCAACCATCACCGCCGCTACCAGCACCTCAACCAGTGCCAGTGCCTGTGCCTCAACCTGTAGCCTTAGCAGTGCTCCCAGGTCTTCCCCCACGCCTTACCAAGCCTGAAATTGAAGCAATTGTGAATATACCTACGGGACGATTGCGCAGAGTTGGTGGTGGTGGTTTTGGGGAAACGTACAAAGTTGACTATAAAGGAAGAACATATCTTCGTAAAGATATTGCGTTTAATGGAGAGAGATTTACAAGATGGTCATTTGATACGGAAGTCAGATACCTTGAACTTGTTTGTTCGAATCCACTCTATTCATTAATTCCTCTTACACCTTACTATTTTGGTTCAATGATTCGTGGCGATACAGGGTACATCATAGAAGAAATGTTTTCAGGAGCAAATCTTCAGAATATTATAGATAATAGATTTGTTACAGAGCAGGAGTCATATTTCATTAAAGGATGTCTTGAATTCTATATTCGACAGTTTTTTCATGAACATCTGGGAATTCTTCATTTGGATTTAAAACCTCTGAATATTTTTATTCGCATGCACGAAAATAAAATCGTATCTGTTCATTTACTGGATCTTGGTTTAACACGAGCAATTGATGAAGTAGGAGAAATAGCGGGCACAAAAAAGTTTATGAGTCCTCAGCAACACACTGCCATCAGAAGTGGTCAACGAACAATAAAACACGTTAAAGAGTTTAATATACATGCGCTTGATATAATAAATAGACTCATAGACAATTCAACCTATGCGGTTGATTTTATACAAGAATTAAAAAATACAACACCGCTAATTCCGAGACCTTGGGAAGCAGATATAACTACGTCAATTACAAACGTACTCTGTTCATTCAGTATGATTGATTATATTCCAGAAGAAGTATTACAAGATATATTGAGTATTCCTGGTGCCGATATAAATAATCTTTCACGGGATGGAAATACACCGCTTATCATAGCACTAGATGATAAAAATAATTTTTTATCACTTTCTTACATTAATATGGGCGCCGATGTAAACTTACGAAATACAAGAGGTACAACACCACTCCATTGGGCTGCCGCAAGTGGGATGGCGAGTCCGTTACAATTGTTGCTTGATAAGGGTGCGGATAAAGATGCGCTTACTTTTCCTACAGATCCTTGGGAGCCAGTGTCTACGCCATTACACTGGGCATGTAAGGCAATAAAACCCAACACTGCAATAGCTCTTCTTACCGCGGGTGCGAATCTTACATTGAGAGATGGAAATGGAGAAAGTGTATTGGATCTCGCAAATAAGAATCCAGTTCAGATGTTTAACTTTATTAAACTAGTTGAATCCTACAAAGAGAGGACAGGTGCGAATATGGGTGGAAGGCGTAATCGCACTAGGCATAATCGCACTAGGCACAATCGCACTAGGCACAATCGCTTACGAAATAAAAAACGTTACAGCAGAGCAAAATAATTTATTAGACAAGCACTGTTTCCGGTGCGATTTTAAATGTGAAGTATAAATAAAATGGCGACGCCAGGGAATCTAAGAAAAATTCATCTTGCGGCAGCAAGGGCATCCGATGAGGTTGCGAATTATCTATTTGGATTTTTTAATACAGAAGTTGCGAAGGCACTTCGTTCTACAATCATACGTTTTGATAAAATACCTAAAACTATGGCTGAACGCGACGAATTGCTCACGGAAGCTTTAGCTGCGGCTGCGGCTGCCGTTGAAAAAGTATCGGCAGATGCAGCTCAACGCCTTCAACCAGATCAAATAGAACCATTTCGTGCTAAAGCTCACGTTGATGCTGAAGCTGCTGTTAGAGAAATTATTGCTAAAATATTTCCTCTGGCTCAATCTCTGGCTCAACCTCAACCCGCTCCCCAACCTGCGCCTCAACCTCAACCCGCTCCTCAACCTCAACCTCAACCCGCTCCCCAACCTCAACCTCAACCCTCGGGTCTTCCCGCGCGCCTTACCCAGCGTGAAATTGAAGAAATTGTCAATATGCCCCAATCACAACTGCGCAGAGTTGGCAGCGGCGGTTTTGGACAAACATACAAAGTTGTTTCTAGAGGAAGAACATATCTTCGTAAAGATATTCAATTTCACGGTGAGGACTTTACAAAATGGTCATTTGGCACGGAAGTGAAATATCTTGAACTCGTTTGTTCGCATCCACTCTATTCATTAATTCCTCTTACACCTTACTATTTTGGCTCAATGATTCGTGGAGGTACAGGTTACATCATAGAAGAACTGTTTTCAGGCGCAAATCTTGATGATGTTCTAATGAAAAGAAATCTTACAGCCGACGAGGTAAATTTTATTATTATGTCTCTTGATTTCTATGTTCATCGGTTTTTTCACCAACACTTGGGAATTCTTCATTTGGATTTAAAACCTCTGAATATTTTTGTTCGCATGCACGAAAATAAAATCGTATCTGTTCATTTACTGGATCTTGGTTTAACACGAGCGATTGGTGAAGTAGGACTTGTAGCAGGCACAGCAGATTTTATGAGTCCTGCACAACATGCTGCCAGGCGCACTGGTGTGCGAACAATAAAACACATTCCAGAATTTAATACATATGCGCTTGATCGTATATATACTTTTATACGTGATGCACAAGCACCAGTCGCTTCTATAAAAGAAATAAATGTAAACCCCTTGGTTCCGAGACCTTGGGAAGCAGATATACCAATGTCAGTCACGAATGTACTCTGTTCAATCGGTCTAATGGGCGTAGTAGAGACCGAAACCATATCAACGCTATTAAGTATTCCTGGCGCCGATATAAATAAACTTTCAGAGGAAGGAAATACACCGCTTATTGTGGCACTAGCTAATAAAAATAAAATAACAGCAGTTTCTTACATTCGTAGCGGCGCTGACGTTAACTTACGAAATACGAGAGGCGCGACACCCTTACATTGGGCTGCATCACAAGGGTTATTTGGTGCATTGAAACTATTGTTAGATGATGGCGCCGATAAAGATGCGCTCACTTTTCCTACAGATCCTTGGGAGCCGATGGCTACCCCATTACACTGGGCATGTAAGGCAGGTCAACCTAACACTGCAACGGCTCTTCTTACTGCGGGTGCGAATCTTACATTGAGAGATGGAAATGGAGAAAGTGTATTGGATCTCGCAAAAAAGAAGAGAGATGTATTGATTGATTTTATGATGTTATTAGAAGCATATAAACAGAGGACAGGTGCGAATATGGGCGGAAGGCGCACAAGGCGCAATAGACGCCTAAGAAATAAAAAACGTTAGAGTAGAACGAAATGATTTTTCCTACGATCATCTTACTTCTCATTGGCTCTGTCTTGGCGCAAGATGGTGAAAGAGCTGGCATTATTCTGAATTATAAGGACAGATACCTCTTGGTTCAGAATAAGTTCTCATTTCGTTGGAGTTTTACAAAGGGACACGTGGAACCCTTCGACGTAGATTTACTTGAGACTGCGCAGCGCGAAGTGAAAGAAGAGTCCGGTTACCTAGAAACAATTCATTACACGATTGACGACACCGAACCGCGTATGTACGGAAAATCCACATATTGGACGGGCACAGTGATAAATGCAGGTCCACCTAAACTCAAGGAGGACGAACACCTTGGGTTTGGTTGGTTTACAAAAGATGAAATGCGGAAGTTGAAAACAACGACAGATATAAGTGAGTGGCTTTAAATTTCGATAAATTTCTGGTGTTTCTTACTAGAATCATGTCTGCTTTTACGATAAGGCTGATATGATCCTCCGCATTCACAGATAATCACTTGTTCATCGGTTGCCTTTTTATCAAGCTTATGCTGAGCTTTTATTTTTAAGCGTTCTTCTTTTGTTTCTTCTCTTTGAGCCTTCATTATTTCCTTCCTTTTTTCTGACCATATGCGTTTGCGTTCAGCAACAAGTTCTTTATTTGCTTCTACATATTTTTTATTTGTTTCTTTTATTTTGTCTTTATTTTCCTCATAATAATTTTTCATATATTCAAGATTCGCTTCAGGGTGTTCTTTTGCATAGTTTTTTGAATATTCACGTCTTTTTTCAGCGTTGATTAAACGGTAATCAGCCTGGTATTGGTCTGCCTTTTCTTTGTTGTGTTCAATATAGTCTTTATGCTGTTCAATAATGTCTTCTTTATGAGTTTCATAGTATTCTTTATTCAATATTTTTTTTTCTTCATAAGGAACATTCGATCTAATAAAATTAAGACATAATTCATCGGATTTGAGTTCTTTTATATAAAAGTCCTCTTGTTTAGTTAATTCTTCCTTTGAAGTACAAGGAAAATCTTCAATTAATTCCATTTTGACATGATCCCACCCAATTGTATTGATATGTTTATATACTAATCTATTTGGTTCTGTTTTAGCTGTTTGTTTATGATTTGACAGTCGCCCATCTAATGTATTTGTTGTTGATCCAACATAATAATGACCATCGTCGCATAAAAGTCTATAAATCTTACCCTTAGTATAAATGGTTGCCATGGAATTCTTCTATACTTAGCCGTAGCATTTTTTTTAAGTCGTCAATTTTAAACAAATTAAAATAAATTTGTTTAAAATAAGATATAAAAATTAAATCTCGTATTTCAGATAGATCTTATAAACTGCCACTTCAAATCTATACAGATATTTTGCCAGATCTTATCCTGAGCATAGAGCTTGTCCTTATTCTTCAGCAAAGGAAAACAATGTAAATACTCGTCCAGATCCAACAGTTCGCAAAACTTGTACAGAACATACGAATAGGATAAAAAGTTGCTGCGGTCCTTAGGGCAGTGCTTCTGGAACGAAGGCTGAATCTCAATAAACATATGACGGAGCTTCTCCTCTGTTTCGCGCGTCATGACAGGCGCATTCTGTCCATTCAGCCGATTCGTGATATGCGGTGTATGCTCATAGTACTTATTCATCTTGAGTTTCTTCAGAATCTCACGAATCTTCGACCGATTCAACGACGATAAGTCATTAATGCGTTCCTTCTTAAGTTCCGCAATAATGGAATCGTAGACCTCCTTGGGAATCTCCGTGCTTTCCTTCGCTTGAAATTGTGCTAACCACTCGTTAAAGTGATTAATACGCTTATAGGCATAATACGAAATTTCGCGCGGCGGATCTTTATAGGACGGCTTGTCCGAATCAATGAGAATAAACTCTTGGAATCCGCATTCAGGGCAGGAAAACACAGCCTCATTTGTACTAAAAATCATCTCACAGTTACACTCGTCACATTTACCATAGGTATCCTGAAGCTGGTTGAGAACCGCCGTTTCCTTCGCGTGTTCAGGGTCAATCTTCTGTAAATACTTATTCAAGAGACTGCTACGTGCTAGGGTCTCTGGTGCGGCGACTTTTCCACCCACTATAGTGTCTGTTTCAGTCTTCTCAGCGGCATTTTCAAGTGCCGCCCAAATACTTCCAGGCTGTGATCTACCCTGCTTCGTTTGTTTCACTTCAATGCCGCGATTAATTTTTTCTTGAATATCATAATATTCGTACAGAATTGGACCAGTCTCCAGAAAGTACTCAAAGACATTTTTATCGCCTGTAAGTTCGCCCAACTTATGTTCCATATCTTTCATATCGCGCTCATATTTCACTTTTTCAATATCGTTTGTACTATCGCCATGCTGCTCTTTGAGTGCCTGTAATTCAGAGCGTATAGATTCTATAGATTTATTCTCATCCATAAGTTTCTCTAGATGACTCCTATGTATACTATCAAGCGTTGTCCTTGCTTCAGGATTACTTCTCTTCGTGGGTCTGATCTTGAAGAAGGGGTCTTGGCTGTTCATCTGTACTAGGAGTCTTTTTGAGGGTTTAGGTTTTCCTCTTGCTACGTAGAAAAAGAGAACCTCCCGGTTGACCAATTCGGAAATTTCACTTTTTCCGCCGCGCCGCCAAATTTTTTTCTAAGAGAAGGGTATAGAACAAAATGACAGGTGGTGGTCTTATGCAGCTCGTAGCCTATGGCGCTCAGGATGTTTACCTCACGGGTAACCCGCAGATTACGTTTTTCAAGGTGGTTTACCGCCGTCACACTAACTTCGCCATGGAGGCGATTGAGAACCCTTTCAATGGATCCCCTGGCTTCGGCAAGACGGTCACGTGCACGATCCAGCGCAACGGCGACTTGATCTACCGCATGTACCTCCAGGCGACGCTCCCGAAGGTCACGCTCTCTTCCACGGACGGCTCAGGCGCCCAGTTCCGCTGGCTCAACTGGGTCGGTCACAACCTCGTCAAGGAGGTTGAGCTCCAGATCGGCGGTCAGCGCATTGACAAGCACTACGGACAGTGGCTCCACATCTGGAACGAGCTCACGCAGGAGGCTGGCAAGCAGGCTGGCTACGCCAAGATGGTTGGCAACGTCCCGCAGCTGACGAACCTGATCACGCAGGGTGGTGAGGACTGCGACGACGACTGCGCCTCAGGCGAGCCGAACTCGTCCAACGAGGTTGGCAAGTGCGCCCCGGAGTACACGCTGTACATCCCCCTCCAGTTCTGGTTCTGCCGCAACCCTGGTCTGGCGCTCCCGCTGATCGCCCTCCAGTACCACGAGGTCCGCATCAACCTGATCTTCAACGACCTGAAGAACCTCTGCTGGGAGACGTCCCCGCAGCTGTCCAACACGCACACGGTCCGCGACCGCGTTGCCAACGCCAACCTCGTCGCGGCGTCCCTCTACGTTGACTACATCTACCTCGACACGGATGAGCGCCGCAAGTTCGCGCAGGTCTCCCACGAGTACCTGATCGACGTTCTCCAGTTCACGGGTCAGGAGTCCATCACGTCCAGCTCCAACAAGCTGAAGCTGAACTTCAACCACCCGTGCAAGGAGCTCATCTGGGTTGTCCAGCGCGACTCCTACACGGACTGCGCTGACGCCACGGTCAACCCGTGGAAGGGGCAGCAGCCCTTCAACTTCTCCGACTGGTGGGACCGGTCAGTGCTCGAGTCTGGCTACTCCGTCACGCGCGTTGAGGGCATGGGTGGCAAGAACCCGGTCGTCACGGCGCTCCTCCAGCTCAACGGTCACGACCGGTTCCAGGTGCGCGAGGGACGCTACTTCAACGAGGTCCAGCCGTACCAGCACCACACCAACATCCCCGCCGTCGGCATCAACGTCTACTCCTTCGCCCTCCAGCCGGAGCAGCACCAGCCCAGCGGCACGTGCAACTTGTCACGCATTGACAACACGACGCTGCTCCTCACGGTCTCCAACAACGCGGTTGGCACGGTCACGACGTCTTCAGTCTACGTGTATGCGACGAACTACAACGTTCTCCGCATCATGTCTGGCATGGGCGGACTCGCGTATTCCAACTAATCACTTGGAGTACTTTATCTAATCCTCCGGTTCGGATGTTTGGAACATTGTAGTTGTTAAAATTTGAATAATACTAATCTATAGTATTCATTAGATTAATGAGTACTATAGAGTCGTGTTTAGCAATTATTGAACAAGGTGTAAATAAAGGTAAGCAATGTTCAAGACCTAAATTGGAGTCTGGATATTGTGGAAAGCATCAAAAACAACAAGTATTGACAAAAGCAACAGATGAAAATAAGAAAAAATGTCTAACACATAGATGTATAAATATTTTGAATGAATCATCTGACCAAAAATATTGTAATGAGTGTATTAAATATAAAGAAGAAAAAATAAAAGAATCAAAAATATGTATTGCAATCATACAACAAGTT